CTGGTGGACTGCTACCACCGGTTGGCCAAGGCACATAAGATTTTAGGCCAACCCACAGAAGTAATGCACACTCTACATCTAATTTTTTTGTGTTTTTATAATGGTAGGATTTCACCAGATAACCCGTCCCATCCTATCTCAACCGTACCACCCATAAATGCCTACGCATTTGAGACAGGCAAGTTATCTAATTACTGTTCACCACCAACATGACTTAATAAGTTCCAAGTGCTGTAGCGTACGCTGACGCTGCATACGCATTGGAACTAATACGTGTAAACATAAAACTAATATACTCCAAATTCGCCAAAGCAACAGTACTCAATGTTATCTTCAGCTTGCCAGTGTTCGATGTGATTTTACATTTGCCAGTCACATTTCGCTCAGTAGTATCTCCAGTGTACGCATTAGTGCCAGTGCCTCCGTTAATGGTAGCTACCATGCCGGGGGTACCAGCTGCAGTATCGCGCACTGAGAGAGCGAACGCATAAAAACCTGCTGGTAATGTATACTCCACTACAGTTGTGCTGGTTGTAGAAACTTGCTCAGCAAGTGCATGTCCATAATTAACCAGCGCAGAAAATGCCCCAATGTTATTGCCAACAAAATACTGTGTAGAATATGTGGCTTGCTGTGGATCAATAAGTTCTACCGTGTACTCAATGATTACATCACCCAGTAGAATAGCTGAACCAGACGTAACAATCTGGTCCGCCATTACTATTAGTTGACCATAATCTATCAACTTCGAATCGGTAGAGCTATGCGAGTTAACAAACTTGATCTCACTTTTGACGGGAACATTCAATGTGACTGAATCCCAAGGAGAACTCTCAACATGGTGTGTAAGTGCAAAGAACTCAGTCCGGTCCGCAGGCAACGGATCAGTAGAGTCATAGTCTATACCAACACCAATACGTCCAGCAGTGGATGTGGGTTGGTTAGACACAAAATGTGCTCGCAAGGATAAAATCCTATACTTGTCATAATTTGAAGCAATCGTCGACAACCAGGGGAAAGTACCAGACTTACCAGGATTGAGAACAAAAGAAACAGCATTATACGACAGTGTAGTTGCATTGGACTCAAGAGAGCCAATCAATTCCTTGTGGGTCAGCACCACACCACGTGGTCCATTCGAATATTTTACACGATTAACGGCAGATACACGTTTTGACCGAGCAACGGGCGCAGACACCGTAGTGCTCGACATAGCGTTTTTACCACGTGCAGACATTACGTATCGGGTTTCCGGGACAGTCTTGATATACTTGAAATCTGTAGTAGGGGAATAAGTGGCAAACGAGCCTGAAGCAGTAGGAAGCACAGTGCCTTGTAGTCTTTTAGGTGCTACAACTTCACCAGAAGCTTTATAAACAACACGAGGTTGTGGGGTAGTGGTCTTCTGGCCAAAAATTTTCTTTGCAACTTTTCGGGCACCTCGGTCGATAGCAGGTATCAAAGTTTCCAAATGAGGTTGATAATATTCGGCTGCTCCTCTAAGTACAGGGGCAAGAATATGATTAACCGGATTACTAACGTAACTATTTCTGTTACGACCAGAACTACGCACTGTTTTTGGCTTACTAGGCTGTATTGCTTGGCTGTTGGAATCAGGAAGTTCAACGTAGTACGTCATTCATACTTTAGATATATGGGATCCCACTCTATAATGGGACTGTTCATCCCCAACCCATGGTCCGTGCAGTCACTTGGCTTTTATATTAGCCCATCAAATTGGATTTGGACCTTCATGGTTGGGAACCCCAAACAAACTACACAAACGAGTCGGAAAAGACAGAGCGAGGTACAAACTCTGCCTTTTCCAAACGACTCACATTCAACGACAAGCCATGGTAGTGCTTCTCTAGACAAATCTGTTCATCGGGAGTTATCCCCCATGCAGTCCAAAAACTGCATCGGGCTTCCGGCGTTGGTTCTTGAGATACCCTCGTACCATGCAGGTGATTTTCCCGCATGTACCAAGGCAATACATCATCAGACGATTCCAACGTTTTGTTCCGTTTCCTCCGAGCACTAAACCATGACACTTTACCAGACCGCTTATACAGGTTGTAGAAGGCATCAAAAATTGGCATGCCACCCGCGAGTGCTAAACCTCCTGTACCGACTGCGTTCAACCATGCTTCATAAGTATGAAAGTTGGATTCATTTTTCAAATATACGGAGTCCTTAGCGATTGCAGTTATGGGATTGCGACACATTGTGTAAATTTTGCCATCAAACACAGGTTTGGTTTGACAGAACTCAATCTGTTCAAACTCATACACAGGTTCTTCTATGGCCATATTAAACCCCATCTTCAGGAACCATTCGAAAAGTCCGTCTGAGAACTGTTTCAAGTGGCTTTTCTCCATGAAGACTACACAATCGTCACCATTATTCGCTAACTGGACGGGCACACTCTTCGAAAGCGCATACGCGTAGATCATACAACACATTAGGACGCAATTTCCTAAACTTGTGTTCATATCACCTGACATTCGAGTTCCATCTACGACGTATCGCAGGGTGCCATCTTCCGTGCGACCAAAGCAGGTATTTCGGAGTTGACTGCTTAATAGTCGCTGTAATTTCATCTTATGCTTCCGGGTTTTAACGCACTCAAGATAAACGCTATGTTCAAATTTCAACGCATCCAAAGAGACATGCTGATCAAAACGGCTTGCATCTAATCCTATCGCCACAGGATTATTAAACATTTCCCACTTCTGCAAAAGTGTGTCGGCCATTTTATCAGTGTCCATGCCTTTCATAACAGTTGGGTGTCCAAACAGTTTGCCCAATGCTTTAAAGATGCGTTCCTCCATGGGTCGGAGATATCTACCAAGGGCGATGTTGAATTTTGGATTCCTTGGTGATATGACACGCGGTACGGGGTCGGATTTACTTGTCCGGTCGGTCTTTTCAAGTTTAACAAAAACCTTTACCTCACTATCCCTCTTGACATCAAATCCTTCTGCAAAAATGAGGTCAAGAGCGTTTTGATACGCTTTCCGCTTGCGGCCGGGGACCGAGTCAACAAACTGCTGATGGGTCATCGGGGCGGTCGAGGGCAGATAGCGCTTTAAACGGCTGAACGTTTCTCCCAAACGTTCGGCAAAATAATGGGGTTCGGGTCTTGGAGGGGTTGTAAATTCAGGAGCTCCTTCTGATTTATCAATATTCTTCACATAGAACACTCGTTCTTTGACGGCCCTCTCCAAAGTGTTAATGTCGTTGTTAAAGGGTACAATCTCAATGTTTGGAGAAACATGAGATACACGCATACAAGTACGTATCTTGGTCACTCCCAGTCGTCGTGCGACGAGCAGTTGGTCAGGGTTTGGCGCACGACTCAACAAACAACCCTGACCACTTACAACAACTGGGCATCGTTAATCATCAGGGTTGGCCCAACGGCCAATCCTGGTGAACAAGGAATCACCATTGATCCTCTCGACCAAGGAGTTGCCGCGATTAAACGGCACATCCTTAACGAGAAACTTCATATTATTCCATGACATGGTAGGCACAAATGATAGGAATGTTGCCCGATCTACAGCCAAGACCTTATCGCAGGTACGGAGGTCTTTGAATCTGTCATCCACTAATTTGCCTAACCACTTCCTGGTGACTAGTACGTTGGCCTCGCTGACTGGGCGAGCACCAAATTTCAAGTATGCCTCTTTTGCTATACACATAGCAAAACTAGACCGTCGACCCTTTTGAATGCGGCGACGCGTGGTCACATTGGTCTTGACGTGGTCAATAGTCACCACATCAGAAACCTCTTGCATTACGGTTCTAGTTTTAGTGTCCACCAGAATGTCTACAAACTCTCCTGCTTCCTCTTCGCATTGATCAAATTCTGCCAGCAAACGCTTGGCTACAACTCTGTCAGGTGTATTGCCCACGGCAATTTGAAAAGCATATTGTAGCCACTTGCCAGCCCACCGAGTGAGCACAATTCGTTGTTCCACGGGTACTGAAGAAGACGCCATCCAACAAAGCAAGACACTTGTAAATCTCGG